TCAATCACACCACAAGCAAGGTAATAAATTATCTGGGCTCGGAAGACACGTACATACATGTAAGCGTGGAAGCGACCGGTCTGGTGGAAGGTATGAACATCGAAATAAACGGTGTGAAAATGCACGTCGATGTAACCATGACGGAGGGCGATTTACTTGATATCGACAGCGAAAACAAGACGGTCAAGATTAACGGTGAGGATGTTGCCCCTGCACTTTACGATGGAGAACAGCTCCCGAAGCTGATACTCACGTATGGGGACAATACGGTGAAAGTTGAAGCGGACGACGAAGGAAACACGGCATACGACGCAGATCTCATATATATCGGAAGATATGGAGGACTTTAATGATACGAGCTATAAGCTATACAGGAAAACTGCTTGGATCAGTGGACTTTATAGAAGCAAGCTGGGACCGGAAATGGAGCGAGCCGGGAGAGTTCATGGTGTATATGACGCTCGATGAATATAACCGACTGAACGCTCTGGGCATGAAGTATATAGAGAACGTCGGAAGACCGGAAACGGGAATAATCCAAAAGATAGAGTACAGCAAGGAAAATGAAGGTGCATTCATGACGATTAGTGGCAATTTTGTTGAAAAATTGTTGGATTTCGGCGCATACAGGAAGACACAGGTTATTAGCGCAGCCACATCTTCGGCGGTGAAAAGCGCAATCACATCGTATATAAACAATGCGAATGCGGCTGTCGTCGTAGATGGAGTAAGCTATAAACCTTTAAGCTCCGTGGCAATAAATTCGGATTCAGTATTTCCGGGAACTGTCGATATTTCAATTGACGAGTTTGAGCAGATGGGAACTGCGCTGTATGATGTGATTTCCGGCACAGGATTTGGGATACATGCGGAAATAGTGGAATACCCGAAAGAAAAAAGCGGTGCAGTTGGAGTGGACATAACGTTCACGCAAGGCAGACAGCTCACCAATGGAGATGAAGGCATATTTTTCGGCAAGGCTTATAACAATGTAGATGACATGAGCTACACGCTTGATGAATCTGCAGAGATGTGTCTTTATGAGATAGTCCAGGAAGTGGAGGCTGATTATTACAGTAAGTTTTCTACATCGTACTTTCCTATTAAGTATACGGAAGTTGCGGATGGGACGACAAAATATTATATCGGCTGCACGTACTTTTATGAGGGCAATCAACCGACGATGATAGGGGCCTGTTACCCTAAAAGGATATTGCCGACGACTTTATCATCGGATGAATGTGACTTAAAGGTAACAACGGCCGCAAATCAGCAGAAAATAAAGAGCCTGATGCAGAAAAAAGCTCAGCTCGATATGCTGGATCACTACAAGGTCGAGAGTATAGAAGTGAACATCATACAGAATCGGTATGAATATATCAAAGACTATGACCTGGGGGACACCTGTGTAGTACTTATAGACGATCTGGAGCAGATATATCATGCGCGCATTGAGAAAGTCAATGAAACTCACAAGGATAACATGATAGAAATACAGCTCGTACTCGGCACGCCGAGCAAGCAGAAATGGAGGAGGAGATGATGGTAATATGGCGATAACGAGTTATCCGTTCGAATCGCAGAATACCGGAACGGCGACTGAGCCGGTCTATGATAGAGCGATAACAGCGGAAGACGAGAGGCTGTTCAACAAGCTCCGGTATGTAAACGGAGTGTTTGAGTCTGCAGGCGACGGGCTCAAGGTGACGGCAAACGGAAACATGACGGTGAACGTAGGAACCGGCGGAGGGCACATCGAAGGTGCTCTTTTTTATAATACGGCGCCGATGACGCTTATGCTTGAGGCGGCAGATGCCAGTCTGAACCGTATCGATCGTGTAGTGGCGCAGTTTAACACATCGGTATCGGTCCGCGCGGTGAATATTATCGTACGTACTGGTGTCGCAGCGACCAATCCGGTGGCGCCGGAGCTGAGAAGAGAATCGAACCTTTACGAGATCGCCCTCGCAGACGTGCGGGTGGCCAAAGGTGCGACGTCGATATCGACATCGGCGATAACAGACCAAAGGCTGAACAGCGATGTTTGTGGCTTCGTGATCCCGGCGATACCTACGCCGATAGACACGACAGATCTGTGGGATCAGTACGAAGCGAGTTTAAATGAGTGGCTCGATACAGTAGCCGCGGCGCTCGATGAAACGCTTGCTGGCAACCTGCAGAATCAGATCAATGGCAAGGCCGACGCTGAACATCAGCACGCCGCCGGCGATATAACTTCCGGAACGTTGCCGGTAACACGAGGCGGCACCGGGGTAACGACGGTAGCCAACCTCAAGGTGCTGGTAGGCTCAGACATATCCCAGACTACCATACAGATGTTTGAGGACGCCGGATACCCAATCGAATAAGGAGGCGGCGATGAGAAGAGGAACGACACCGACGACATCCATCACAGTGAAAGGACTGTCCGATATTCAAATCGACAAAGCGTATCTGACGTTGAAACAGCGAGGTACGGTGGTGGAAAAACGGAAGCCGATATGGAAATAGACGGCGACATGCTGCAGGTTGCATTAACGCAGGAAGAAACCTTGAAGTTTATGGCGGGAGCAGAAATAAACGTGCAGCTGCGTGTACTGTCCAAAAGCGGCACCGCATACGCCAGCAACATCGTGACTGTACCTGTGGGAGAGGTTCTGAAGGACGGGGTGATCACAAGTGATTGATTTAAAAATTGAAAATGTGAACATCACAACCGACCTGGACATCTCCGCAGAAGTAAGCGAAGAGCTGTCTGCAAGCGGAGGGAAGGAAATCTATAAAGAATATGTCGGGACGCAGGATTACGAGAAGTTAGAAAATCTGCCGTCGCTTGACGGCAGAACGATAATAAAAAACATAAATGAACAGGATCCAACAGTACAGGTCATTACCCTGAAAGAGCTAGCGGATCTTTTTTGATGGAAAGGAGTAGGACATGGCACAGTATTTAGATAAGACTGGCGCGACCTATCTGGTCAGCAAGATCAAGGAGCTGCTTGCGGGCAAAGTTGATAAGGTGGACGGCAAGGGCTTATCCTCTAACGACTACACCAACGAGGAAAAGCAGAAGCTCGCGGGGTTGCAAAATTATACTCTTCCGGTCGCCACATCAGGCGCGATCGGAGGCGTTAAGTCCGGAGGGGATATTACGGTAGATTCGGACGGCAATGTAGAGGTGACAGGACTTGATGACAAAGCACCGATTGCAAGCCCTAATTTCACCGGCACACCTACGGCACCAACCCCAGGAGAGGGAACGAATAACACACAGATCGCTACCACTGCATTCGTTACGGACGCTATCACAACAGCAGTGGCAGGGATTACACAATTCCAATTCCAGATCGTGGAGAGCCTCCCGCAGTCCGGCCAGATCGGGATCATATATCTGGTATCCAACGGTGGAGGTACTCAGAACGCCTATGATGAATACATCTGGGTAAATAACGGATGGGAGAAAATCGGAACGACGGCGGTAGATCTGTCCGGTTACTGGAGCAAAACGGAGTTGACCGCAATAACTAACGGCGAGATAGACGCGATGTTCGCGTAGTGCTATGGCTAAATTTTTAGATTACACAGGAGCGCAGAGGTTCCTGGAAAAAATAAAGACGTGGGCGACGCCTGCTAATATCGGTGCGGCCGAAAAGGATCATAAACATGCGGCCGAGGATATAACGTCAGGAACGCTATCATCCTCCAGGCTGCCGACCATAACGGTAGCAAAGGGTGGAACCGGCGCGACGACAGCCGCCCAAGCGAGAGTTAGTTTAGGGGTGGATATATCGCAGGAAACGATAAACATGTTTGCCGATGCGGGATATCCGATAGAGTAGAAAGGAGAGAGTATGAGTGTATTAGACAATGCGTTACAGGCGTTGTTTGTAAACGGCTGCAAAATTAAAAAACTGTGGACAAATGCAAGCCTAGGAAGCAATTTTGCGGCGCAAACCATAAGCGTATCGAATGCGCTGGATTTAGATTTTCTAATTATGTCCCTTGCGACCGATTCACGGGGGATAATTGGGACGTATATAGTTTTTCGCGACATGGAATATATAGCGTATGGAAATGGCGCAGTCCCATTTCAGCGTACCGTCGAATGGAACGATAATGAAATTATATTTGGCGTGGGAGAAATATTAAGCAGCGGCTGGAAAACGGATAACGCCGCAATGAAGCCGCAGACAATTTACGGAATCCAGCTACTGGGGGGGGGTAATACATAAACTAAAAATCCTCGCCGCATCTCTTTTTCTGCGAAGGGGGTGGGCATAGTGTCAACGTTAGATAATGCTATTCAGGCATTGTTTCAGATGGCGCACTGGGATACATTGTGGACAAATTCCAGCCCGACAAGTACATTCGCAGAACAAGATGTAATGGTGCCATGCGCAGAATACGATTATATATTGATTTATTATCGTTCAAGCACGACAAGTACTGCGTACGCACTATCCACAATGTCTAAATATGAATCAGGAAGATATTTCCCGTGTGAAATAGTAACGTCGATTGATAGCGATGCTAAAAATGTTCAGTTTAATTTTAGAAACTGTGCGTTACAGGCCAATAAAATTACATTTACGGGAGGAAATATAAAAAACGCAGATGCTGGATATGTGAGACAACAAAACAATTCGATTATTATTCCAATCGCTATATACGGGATAAAACTATAGGAGGTACAGATGAGCGAAAACAAAGTAACAGACCCGACCACAGGCGAACAGGTCGAGGTTATAGACGTACAGTTATATGCGTTAAATCTGGCAGAGGATGGCCGCATTCTGTCGGCCACCGAAGACAAATACGGCGCAGAAGGGCAGCCACGGGTTGAGAGCCTGCCAACGGGCGAGACTGACAAAGAAAAGGACATATCCAACTGGCTGTATGTAGACGGCCAGTATAAATATGACCCGCTGCCAGACCCGCCGGAGCCTGGGCCAGTAGAGACGACAGACGACGTACTGAACGCATTGCTGGGCATAGAACAGACGGACGGGGGGTGAAACAAATGAATAGAATGCAGGCAGCGGAGCAGCTGCGAAAGGCGATACAGATGTTCGCAGCTACACTGACAGATGAACAGGCGATAGAAATTGCAACCGTATATCCAGCGTACGCCGCAGGTGTGGCGTACAAGGTGGACGATTTGATAACCTACGGAGAAAATAACGTGGGTGATCCGCAACTGTATAGAATAGTGCAGGCACACACAAGCCAGTTAGATTGGCCGCCAGATACAACACCATCCCTGTACACGCCTATCGGTCTGGACGATGCGGGATATCCTATATGGGCGCAGCCTACAGGCGTGCATGACGCCTATAACACAGGCGATATCGTAAACTACAACGGCACGCTATACATATCCACTATAGACGGTAATGTATGGTCGCCGGATGCGTATCCGGCAGGCTGGGAGGAGTATACCGCATGAAAAAATACGTAATAGCAATATGCGTCGTACTGGCTGGGATAATAGCCTGCACGACGTATTTTGTTTTGTCTGCTGTGCCGAAAAATCCGGAACCCGCGGCCTACGAAATTTATGTGTATACAGATGGATCGGCGCAGATAAAACTGGATTCCATAAACCAGGTAATCCAAACGCACGAGGATATAACTGTGGGCGACATGAATCTAAAAGCGGGGACTATAATCCTGCCAGGCAACGGCAATGAGATATATTATGAATATCCCTGCCATGATCACGTATTGAATGGAGATGAATAATATGAAAATAAAGTGGAAACTGAGGATGCAAAACAAAGCGACGCTGATTGCTCTGGTAACGGCGGTCATCGCATTTGTATATCAAATTTTAGGGTTTGCCGGTGCTGTGCCGGCCATAAGCGAATCCCAGATTGTAGAATGCGCCGGCATGCTGATAAACATCCTGGTGATGCTGGGCATCGTTACTGACCCAACGACGGCAGGCGTATCCGATAGCGAACAGGCCCTTACTTATGATAGACCAAAGGAGGAAAACGGAAATGGTTAAAGTATATTTAGACCCGGGCCACGGCGGAAGCGATCCGGGCGCGGTAAAATATGTTACGGAGCGTGATGTAAACCTGGTAATGGCACTGGCGTGCAGGGACTATTTGCAAGCCAACGGGGTGTCTGTAAAGATGTCCAGGACCAGCAACAGCACAAATACTAGTATAAACAATATGGCCAAGGAAGCCAATAATTGGGGTGCAGATTATGTTGTATCTATTCATAATAATGCTGGTAGCGGTGATGGTTTTGAAGTATATCACACGATAGGCGGTGGCAAAGGAAAAACCCTGGCCGCCAATATCGAAGCCGAGGTGAAGAAGATAGGCCAGAACAGCAGAGGCCTGAAAACAAAAAAGAATAGCAGCGGTACCGACTATTTCGGAATGATTAGGTTGACCAATGCGCCGGCCGTTATTTGCGAGGGGTTCTTTGTAGATAACGCCACTGACGTGAAAATTGCCGATACGGCCGCAGAGCAGAAAGCTTTCGGCTATGCATACGCTCGAGGTATCCTGAAAACAGCCGGTATAGCAGACAAGGGTATGTCCGCAGGCACATCCACCGGAAGTTACCTTGTAAAGGTAACGATTAAGGACCTGTATATACGAAAAGGCCCCGGGAAAAACTATGCAAACAAAGGGTTCATAAAGCCCGGTGTTTATACCATCGTAGAAACCCAGGGCAACTGGGGCAGATTGAAATCCGGCGCCGGCTGGATCTGTCTGGACTACGCAAAGAAAATATAGGGGTAAGAAATGGATTGGGAACAGCTATTAGCTATAGGTGGCGGCATTGTCCTTGCGGGCAATGTCGCTGCTCTTTTATGGAAAATAATCTCGCCAGGGATCAGAGTAAAAAATATGGTGGACAAAAACAGCGAAGCGATAGCCCGCCTGCAAAGACATGAGCAAAATGACTTCGAGGCCCTGCATGAAATTCGGCAAATCGAACGTGAGCAGTGCCGGGTGATACTGGTGATGTTAAACCATATGATTGACGGTAACGGCATCGAGCGCATGAAGAATACGCGTGCGGAACTGGAGCGGCTCATAATAGAGATTGAATCATAAAATTGTAAAACCATGATATTAAAATGCAATAAAATATATTGAGGGGTGGATTCGTATATGATATTATTTAAAAAAAAGAAAAGAGGGAAACACGTGGATGTTATAAATTATCAAATTGCTGTTTTTTTTCTTGAAAAACAAACAAGACCAGATGAATTGTGGTATACGCTCATCTCTAAAATTGGGAAATTAATTGATGAGACTCCTACAATGGTTCCAGTGCCCGAGAACGCACCGATGGAAATACCTATCGTAAATTATGTTTCACAAAATCGAGCCATTACTATAAATATTGCGCGCAGCCGAGCAGATTTAATTTTAAATATGGAGGGAAATAGCAATGATGAAATAAACATTAAAAATGCTTTTCAAGATTTTGCTTTTAGTTTTTGTCAATCAGTAAAAGTTAAAAGAGTCGGAGTTGTTGGAAAATTTGTTATCGAGTTGGAAGATAATGTAAAACGTTTAAATGCGAAGTTTTTAAAAGACGAATTTAAAGACGCAGTGGAGTTATCTATAAGAGTAAATAACAGGGGAAAATATGAGGGCTTACAGCTAAATGACATTGCTGAAATTCAGACAATAGAAAGCATTGATAAAAAGAAAAAAGGGATTTCGGTTTCGAGAGATATCAACAATATAGATATAGATAAAGAAATATCAAAAGATGAAATTGGGGGAATTATTGATTATAGTTTTGAACGTTTTTCTGAACCAAATATTAAGAATTGGATATGATAATGGAATATGATAGAAGTCAAAATAGTGGGATAACTCAAACTCAATATAGTACTAATAGTACTAAAAACAATTCTAACGAAGCGGACCTATATGGTTATATTAGACACGTGGGAGAAGATGTGTCTAATATTGAACGTCGAATTCAAGCCTTGGAAGAGAAAAGCGGGTTAAAAAATGATAACACTGATAAATTAATAAAATCAATTAGCCGCTTAAGTGATATAGTGTTTTGGATTTTAATTTGGGCACCAATAATTACCTTGGCTTGTATTATAATAGTTTTTTGGATTACAAAACCAAATTCTCCTTTAATCCATGTTGCCTATGTAATTGTTGGCTTAATTGGAGTTGGAGTTTTCATTCAAGCTATTAGACTGCCTGATAGAATAAAAAATATTGAGAAAGAAATTGAAAGTTTAAAGAGGAGTGAATATAAATAAAAGCATTATATTTCTTAGTAAAGTCGTTCAGTATATAACATGAAAAGGCCGCGCGGAAACAGTGGTGGAAATATTTTATCCACATACTGAAAACACTGATGAAAAGACAATCCTTTCACGGCGGTAACCCGGGTTCGATTCCCGGTAGGATCACCAACAAAGCCTCGGAAATCCGGGGCTTTTTTCGTTGCTGAAAATCCAATAAAAGCGAGTATTTGCAACGCTTTCGACTGATGGAAAAATAAGAAAAACGGGCTAAAATATGCCCGCTTCTTTGTATGGTATAATATGTAAATATGCACTGAAATGCACCGAAAAGCACTTGTTTTGGCGGAAAATTTGGCGGAAAAAATTACAGCATTTTCCTGCTTTAGACGCCCGGAAAGAATTTATCGATCAGGTTTTCCGCGGCTTTTTCTTTATCGTATCCGTTCTTTCTTATATCATCTATTGCGGCCGCAATCTTCGCTGACTGCTCCTGCCTGTATATATTCAATAGCTTTCTGGCCGTCTCCAAAGATTCTTCGGTCCTGTGGGTGTAGTTATCGGTCACAGAACTATCCGCGTGCCCCAGCAGCTCCTGTCTGATTCTGAATGGGATATTGGCATCTTTGAGGCTCGTGGCAAACGAGTGGCGGAAGCAGTAGGGCACAAGATCCTCTGCGACCTTTTCTTCCTGCAGCTGGTTTCGATATACTCTACAGCCGACCGATATATTCATCTCGCGCTTGAAGCTGTGCCACAGTTTGGCGCGTGACGACTTTCTCATGCGGTCGCCGTAAGCGTTCGTAAAGATGTATTCCCCGTGGCGCTTGTTGAGCTTGGCGTATTCCTGCAGCAGCGTCGCCGGAGCGGGAACTATCCGCTTTGCGGCGGCAGACTTTGTGCCATCAATATACACGAGCCCGGCATCATAGTTTATATGTTCGGCTTTGAACCGATCGGTCTCCGCAGGCCGGAAGCCGCAGTAGAGTATAGTCTTCAGCCAGAGCCCTGCTTTATGACTGTTTGCTATCATGAGCATGAGCGCCGTCTCCTGTAAAGTGGCCGCCCTGCCCTGGCCGTTCTCGGCGTGCGGACGTTTCAGGTCCTCAGCGGGATTTTCATATATGAGCTTTTCCGAGCGAGCCTTTTTGAAGATGTTATAAAGCAGCTGGCACGTTTTATCTATCCTGTCTTTGGAATATCCGTTCATCCTGTTTATTATATCCTGACATTGACTGGATTTCACATCGCGTATTTTCATGGCGCCGATGTACGGGCGGATGTGTTTTTTATATATACTCTTCCGATCCGCGAGAGTACCATTAACTACTTTTTCAGCTACAAACGTATCAAAGTAATATTCCGTCCATTTATTGACCGGAGTGGATCCGCCGCTTGTCATATATCCTTTTTCTATAGCCTCTATCTTCTTGGCATATTTGATCCCCAGCTCCTCTTCGGTGCGGGCCTTGATATCGATCTTGACTCCGTTATACCATACGTTTTTTCGATATGGATAATCACTCATCATACCACCTCATTTTGGGCATAAAAATACCCGGGACTATTGAAAAGCTCGGGCTGTGATGATACAATGAAGTTGCGAGTTTCGGGTTGTATCATACAGCCCACGCCCCTGCGAAAGCGGGGGTATTTTTATTTTGATAATTTCTGCTCTATTTGGAAAATATCCTCTACGGCGAGATGCCCTATTCGTGAAATCAAGACGCTTTTATCAAGGCGAAGAGCCTTATCGAGACGTACGGACGTTTCTTTGTCAAGGCCGGCTTCTTTCCATTTTTTTATCCTGTGCTCTGGAAAGTTATCGCCGCGATCAGTGCCTGTCATTTTAAATGCGCTTATCATATAAACGCTGTTATTCATAATCAAAACAGGACGTTCTTTTGATTCATCGGAATCTTCGTACTTGATGCGCGCTCTCTAGATATCCCATCTTTCAATAGTCCCACTCATCCAGCTCCTCCTTAGGTAAAATAAGATGTCCGTCTTTGGAGTAGCCGATGACTTCGATATCTGGGCTTAACTCAAATTTAGGTAACGGCTTATTTTTTTCAAAATGCTCCGCTATTTCCTCTTGCGGAATAACCTTATGATAACTCCCGTTATAGTTGTTACTCCAAGGAGTGCCTCTTTCGTGGGTCATATTACGCAGTTTGCCTGCAGAATATTTTCCGTACTCCCTTGCTATGTCTAAAAGTAATTCTTCCTCATCTTTGGAAAAGATGTTCGGGTCATATTCGCCGATAGGAGCAGATCCCGCAGTGTTTCCGTACTTCTTCAAATTTTGATAAACACCGTTTACTACAGGGCCGTTTTGCCATGCTTCAATATTATCGTTGAAAAGAGCGCGATTCATACGTTCATAGCTATGCCCCTGGGCATAATATAAAAGCTTATTGACCTTCATATTGGTAAGATCGTTTTCTTCATCACAATCAAACAGATTGATAAAGAAATTTGCAACATCGATTGCTCTTAACATGTTCTCACCTCCTTAATTAGAGTATACCATATTTCGAGGAACTATTGGGAGTTTCCCAATAGTTCATATCATCTCGCTCACGTCGGCGGGATGGTTTACTGGCGCTGGCAAATTGGTCATATATCCAGAATCCTGTAATACATAAGAGCCTCTTTCAGGAATTCCTCATCTACATCCAGGTAGTCGGCCATATCCCAAAGTTCTGTATGACCGTTTTGTGCGGCATATAAAATGCTTTCTACAGGGAGGAGTTTTTCATAAGCCCTCCGGCGAGCCGCTCTTTCCTGCCGGCGGTTATTTATATTATCCTGGTCAAGGATATCTCCAACATTGACCTCGTAATGACTCAGTTCCTCGGCCAGCACGCAGCACTTTTTAGCATTTGTTTCAATGCTGCTCCGGATGGCGATCCTGTTTCCCTTTATCCTGCCGTCATGTGCCTGAAGAGGTTTTTCCCTAACTACCAATCCCTTTTCATATGCCTCGTCCAAAAGTACTTCATATTTCATGGCATAACACCTCCGCATCAACTATACAGTATCAGGTGTGGAAAAGTATGGACAGTGGGATTATTTATCATAAGCTTCTTTTACCCTTTCCTTGAACTATTCGAAGTTTTTGAGTAGTTGTCAAAGATTTTTTGACAACTGGGAGGTTATTCGTTTTGCCCCGTATCTGTAATCAGGGTTACTGCATGCGAGATTATTTATGTTTTTTGTGTAATAATATGCTCCAGCTACATAGAAGGTTTCTTCGCGGTATTTAACATCTGAAGAATTTTTTGGTGATACATATTGATTAATATATGTATTCACAAGACTATCAGCCTTATCCTTAACCTTTTTAAAAAGTCCCATTAAAACCACCTCATATTACACATATCAAAAATCATCATCATCCATAATATCATCATCATGCTTTTTCATATCATCCGTAACCTTTACATCGGTACGCTCATGTGCTGCGTTGAGTTCCGGCAGATCGCGGTTAGGAATATCAATAACAGTATTGCCATCAGCCTGTGACTGTGAAGCGGTGCAACGCTCGTATTCTTTTTGGAGCAGAAGCGAAACGAGTTCCTTTCCATGGATATCAAGAGCATGATATTTATGTGCTATTGATATATCCTGAGGCGTAAGTGAGTTCGATATATCATCTGCGGATAAATCTAAATAATAAATAAGTTCATCGACATTAAGGTTTAAGGCGTTCACCAGCTCTTTAACTGTGTTATATCTTGGATCAGGAGTATTTCCGCTCAGAATTTTATCTATAGTACTTTTAGGAACTCCGCTCTTTTTTGAAAGTTCTTCAGGAGATATTCCTTTTATTTTCATAATGATTTTCAAATCTTTTAAACCCATGACATTGTCTCCTTTAAGGGAAATATAATGCAAAAATGGAGACAAGTCAATAAAAATTTTCCGAAAATGGAAAAATAATTATTGACAATTTTCAAACATGGAATTATACTGTAGGCAAATATCCAAATATGAAAAAAATGAAAGGAGGAGGAATCATGTACGGAAATTTAAAAGCAGAAATGGCGAGGCATGAAATTAGCCAATCGGATATAGCGAGAGCAATAAACACGACAGAAAAAACTGCTAAAAATAAATTAACAGGAGTAACTGAATTTTCCTTTTTCGAGACGCTTAAGATCAGAGACTCGTTTTTCCCTAATTGGGATGTGGAAAAGTTGTTTTCGGATGAAGCGGATAGGAAGGGAGCATAGGTGTGACGATAAAAATTGTAATCATGGTGATGCTAATCAGTTTAATTGTAAGTGCAGTAATTACATATATGATGATGAATGTATTTTTGAAAAAGCTAAAGAAGGTAGACGATGAATATAGACATAAATTGGTAGACGTAGTCGTAGACACTGTTGAAAAGAAAATAAAAGGTGCCCGATGATCACGGGCACACAATCAATCATCTAAGCATATGGAAGCGAATTGTTTTCCGAGAGGAGTTAACTCACAAGTCCCCATAACGATAACTGTTTCATTGTCATTATCGTTTGGATACTGATCAAAAAGTGCTTTTATTTCGGGAAATTCTGCAAATGGATGATATAACGATTCTTCCATAGCTGAGCCATAATTTATTGACACGATACCGAGACGAATCAAATTAGACAGTGATAGATAAATTTGTTCGTCAGAAAGATCATCAATATGCACATTCAAGAAGTTGGAAGCAAGATCTTTCCCGAGATATTCAAGGTCTGCAAAATTATTAGCATTTGGATCATCAATACATAGCATTGAAGAAGTGTCAAGGCTGATAATTCGCATTTGATGTCGGATTTTGCAGATGGGCACCTGCGTGGCTTTTGATAAATATTTGAAGAATCGTGCGTCTGCAGGCGACAACTGTTTGATGATATCAACGAAGGCAGGATGTACGTCATCTTTAAAATCGGAATTCACTGCTTTGGATAGTAAGGATGCGTACATATCTCTAATTTCCTCGTTGTCCATTGAATATGAAATGGCTTGCATGGCAGGAACTGCAACATAGGCTTCAGGAGTGACGATTTTTTCAGGATCGACGTTTTGCAATTTCTTTTCCAAAAGCACTTGGGTTTCTTTCACAGAGTATTCACTTTGTAGAACCCATTTTTCAACAGAGGATAAGGCTGCCTTAATAGCGCGGGGAATTAGTCCCAATGTCTGGGCAATAGGGTGTGCGACAGGGGAACAGGCATCATCATAAATTTTGTTACCGTCGACATTTATATTTAAGTTTACCTTTGGAGCATCAGTCAATGAGCATCACCGTCCTTTCTATCACATTTTAGCATATAAAATAGCGAAATGACAGAAATAGAATCGGGCAGGAAAAAGCGTGCTGCCAGCACGCACATGAAACAAAGGAAAGCGAGGATCCTAATGAGGCGCATAGATTTGATAAGAGATCTGAAGGAATACACCGGCAGCGGCGTGATAAGCAAAACGAAATTGTGTGGCTACCTTCAGAAGAGCAGAAACAATAACGATATGGTAGATAGATTTCTCGAGGGCCTCGACTACATACCAGACGGCCGCGGCCGGAAGTATTTCATTCCGGATGTAGCTGACAGGATCCTGGAGAACGTCATTAAACAATAGGAGGAGATCATGACAAGCATAGCACTGGCGATCATATTCATCTGCATCATCCTCTACGCTAGGGAGGTAGAAAAAGATGAGTAGAAGAACTTATGAGGATAAGAGAAATTACATCACACGTCTCAGCCTGCTTTTGACATCGGACTATCGAAGCGAAGTTGAAAGCGTCAGGTATGTCCGTGACGGCGAGGATGAATACGCAGAGGTAACGTTTACGGGTGGCCATGTGGTGGCGGCCAACATATCGGGCAATAGCTGCGGAGCGATATATAAAGAGGTGGGAAGGGTGGTTTACGGACTATGAGTGAAGTGAAAAGCATAATGGGGAAATGCGAATACTGCGGCGCCGAAATCGGGGTTATGGCAAAGAGTCAGGCAGAGGCCAATAAGATGGCATCTGAAAAATGCGATTGCTCCGATGCTCGGACAGCGCAGAAAAAGCGTATGCTGACAGAAAAGCTCGAGGATCTGGCCGGAAAAAAGTGCGAGGAGCTGGGATTCAGGCCGGTCGATGACGATATAAGGAAGCTGTTTGACCGGATCGGCGAAATGGTGATCGACGGGCGCGTCCAGAACGCGGCATTCAAAGTAGACGGCACCGTTTTGAACATCAAAGGTGGGGCAAAAGTAAAGATATCAAGGAAGTACATACATGAGCAAGCAGAAGAAATCGAATAGCCTGGAGGATTATTACCAGAGCTGCCCGTTCCCAAAGCCCGCGCCGGCAAAGAAAAAGAAGCTGCTGTATAACGGCTACAAAGAAAAGCCGGAACGGCGCTGCTATTACACCGGCCAGCCCGGTGCGGAACGTCATGAGATATGGGGCGGCCCATGGAGGCAGACATCCATCGACATGGGCTTTCAGGTAGACCTGTCTCCGGAGATCCACCGTATGTTCCATGAAAAGGATAAGGACTGGATAAAAAGAGAGATCCTCTGGTGGCAAAGACACTACCAGGCAGAGTACGAAAACAAACTGATAAGAACCGGCATCACGCCGGATCGGGCACGTCAGTGCTGGATGGCACTGATCGGAAAGAACTATTTGTGATGATATAGCCCGAAGCTCGCAGAAAGAAAGGAGAAAAACAATGATAATCACAGCATTACTTTCAATAGCGGTCATTCTTTTAGGAATATGCAACATTATACAGGCTAAAGAAATAAGGGATATAAAGACGCACCTGCAGCTATAGCGGCGGCGTGGACATAGGTGAGCGATATGACTGTAGAACAGATTTTGAGATACACACAGCTTGCCCGGAGAAGAACTGAGCTTTCTGCGGCAAACCCCGAGCATGATGAAGAGATAGCCCAGATAATGTCAGAACTCAAGGAGCTCAGGAAGCTGGTAGACGAAGAACACAGAAAACGGGCGCGGAGATAGCCGGAAAGGAGGAGCCATGAAACCCGAAATTCGCGAAGAAAGAGTAAGAAAATACGGCTCCTTCCTTTTTTGCCCGGAGAAGAACACGCTTTGTTTTGGCACAGATACCGAGGATGGATCCTGTAAGCACAAAAGCTGCTTGCTGGATGATCCGGCGTACCTGAAAAAGAAAGCGGATATAGCGGCCCGTATCGAGGAAAACGATCGCAGGGAGCGGGAAAGAAGAAAAGCGGAGCATCATGATCCGCCGGCACCGGTTCGCCGCCAGCGAAAAAGCGCTGCGGATATGCTCCGGGAGCAGATAGAAAGAAAGGAGCGTTTCGCCAGAACGCTGTACCGAGAGAATAAGCCGCGCCGGGCGGACGCGGTCATGCACGAGGTCATGATACTGCAGGCGAAATTGAGGAAGTTAAATGAAAAAGAATACAAATATTTGTGAGAGAAGAAGCTGCATGTATCATCCGCAGAGCAGCAATCAGGAAAAGGGAACCTGCGACTACCTTTTGATTGCCGGTCGTTCGCGGGGGATGTCCGGTGAAAGGGTGCACAAAATATAAGCGGGGGAAATATCCCGGCAAAAGAGCGATGAAAGTAAGATAATGGAGGGCCGAAATGATAGACAAAGCCATAGCAAAGATCACAGAAGAAATGATGAAGCTTGATGATCCTCTCGCCATGGGCATAGAGGAACATCTGACGGAGATATGTAAGAATGATTATGTGGCCGGAAAACTTTTGAATCCGGCCAAAAGTCTCAAAGGAGCCTGCGAGCATATCACGGCGCAGGCGAGAAAACAGGCAAAGAACGGGAGAGCCTGCATATCCGACGGCGACGCCTTCCGCATGGCCGATGAATATTTCGGAATCGAAGAGAAAAAGAAGACGGACAAGATCGACGTCATGGATCTCATATAAGGAGGCACCATGGATATAAATGAAATTTTAGAAAAGCTGCCTCCGGCACCGGCCGAAGTGACCCGGTGGATACATAAGGACGTCGTAAAAAAAACGTACATCATCTACGATAAAAAGAAAGATCTTGCCGTATGCACAAGGTGCGGGCATAAATTCAAGGCGTCGCGATTCGACATGAAGCACAACGAAGAAGGCGAATGCCCGAAGTGCAAAAGCCGGGCCGTATATAAGGCGAGCGGCATCGGTCGCAAGAACCTGAGCGAGTATTTCCGCGTGCTGATCCTGACGCATAGAGGAAATACAGTGTACGGAACGCTCACAGAGGTTACGGCAGAGTTTAAGGAAATGGGAAAGCCGCAGCTTTCAAAGTGGCTTTCGGCAGTATACGTGTTTGGCAAAGAAGAGCGGGCTTATTGGAAACATTCCCCGGAGTGGTATTGGGCCCCTGAATACTGGGAAAAAAAGAAAAAAGTACATTTGCCCAGGCCTGCCAGCACCATGAATTTTTATTCGGAACCGAAATTTGCGAGAACGGAGATATACACAGGGAATCTTAAGAATGTGTTTGAAAAAAGCTGCTTGAAATACGGGTGGATACCACATCTTCTCGTAGGGCTCGATGCATACGATTACATCAGATACATAGACCTCTTTCTTAAATATCAGAGCATAGAGCTGCTTGCCAAGGCCGGTTTTGAACGCCTCGTAATGGAAAAGATCGAAGGATCTACAGGAAGCGGATATGTAAACTGGCGCGGACGTAGCCTTGAAAAGATATTGAAGCTCCCGCACCGGCACATCAAGAAGCTACAGCATAAGGAAGTAGGCCTTCAGACTCTTTACGTTTTTCAAAACTTAAGCGAAAAAGAAAAAGCTTTACCGTGGAGAACGATACAGAAAGTAGTTGATGTATTTGCATATTACAGGATAGAAGACATTAAAAAATATACGGGCATTGTCAAATGGGCCACATGGGCAGCCGATCAGGCGGTGTATCGCGGCGATTGGCTCGACTACATAAAGGACTGTGAGAAGCTGGGCTTTGATACGCGTAAAAACAGCGTACTTTTTCCTGACGATTTTCAGAACGTTCATGCCAGGCTTTCGGAACAGGTTGAAGTTGCCGAAAACAAAGAGAAGGCGGAAAAGATGAAAGCTATAGCCGGCCGCTACAGTCTTGATCTCGAAGATGAACACTTCGCGGTTCGTATAGCATGTTCGCAGGCGGAGCTAAACCTTGAAAGCTCAAAACTTTGTCACTGCGTAAAAAATTACGGAGACAGAGTGGCATCCGGAAGCACATTGATATATTTCATCAGGAAAAAGGAAGTGCCGGACACGCCGTTTTATACGCTGGAGATCCATCCTGACGGAAGGTTCATTCAGTGTCGCGGTAAGAGCAACTGCAGCATGACGAAAGAGGTGGAAGATTTCAAGGATAAGGCAGTAGCTGAATTTAACAGGATGATAAAGAAAAAGGAAAGGAGTACGGCATGAGCGATATAGCACAGGCAGATTTCAGAGTGATCCAGGAGCGGACGCTCCCGGTGATCGCCAGCGAGATACTACAGATAGAGGAAAACGTTGGCCGGGTGGCGCTGGACGGAGCGATCAGGATCGGCAAAAGACTTAAAGAGGCAAAAGAGCTTGTCGGCCATGGTGGATGGGAGAAATGGTGCTCTGAAAATTTAGGCTACAGCCAAAGAAAGGCCCAGAGATTCATGGAAATCTCCGACGAATACGGCGACGAAAACAGCGCTTATTCAAAAGCGACAATATTGTCGGATTTGAGTATTTCCAAGGCTTTGAGCCTCTTGCAGGTGCCGGAAGACGAGGTGGAAAAGTTCGTAGCGGAAAATCCCGTGGACGATATGACGGTAAAAGAGCTCGAGGAAAGGATCAGGGAGCTGGAACAGGAAAAAACGGAAGCAAAATCTGCGGCAGACCGTTTAAAGCCGGAAAATGAGGACCTCAAAAGAGAGCTGGAAGAGTTGAAAGCGGCTGGAGCGGATCCTGAGGAGCTGGAAAAGCTTTCTGCCCAGCTCGAAAAACAAAAAGAAACGGTAAAAAAGTTGAAAGCTGACCTGAAACAGGAAAAGGCGGATCGAGAGACAGCGGTATCTGAAGCACTGGCGAAGGAAAAGGAGTCCATCAGAGTCGAAGCGGCCAGAGAACAGGAAGAAATGCTGAAAACTGCAAGAGCCGAGTCAGAAAATCTTAAATCTCAGGTAAAGCGGCTCGAAGAGAAGATAGAAAAGGCCTCAAATGAGACGACTCTTATCTTCAAGATCAAGGTGGACGCTTTCCAGGAAAGTTTTGCCGACTGTCTGGCGGCCGCCCTAGATTCGGACGATCACGAAAAGCTCAAAGGAGCGCTCAAGGTAGTGGTCGGGCACATGCTCGAAGAACTGGAGGATTAAAAATGTCGGTAGAGATAAAAATGATAGGCGGAATAGTGCAGTCCCAAAACGCAGCAGTAAGCCAGGACATAGAGTGCAGAGTCAGATGTGAAAATACTTTAGATGTCATATCACTACACGCTCAGGGAGTAGTTATGAGCCTGCCGCTGAAAGAGATTGAAAAGCTGGTGGAGAAAGCGAGGAAAAATGAGAAATAGGATAAGAAAGCTTGCAGAAGCGATACATTTTAGGATTTTTATTACATTGATAGGGTTTCAGTTAAAGCGAGACCTCGCGAAGGTGGAAAGGACGATAGAAAAATGAGGGCGGATTTGATGGCGCTTGCGATCTGGGGCAGCACAGCGGCCGCAGTGATAGCAGGCATGTATTACACGGGAAGCGCCTGGTGCCTATGGGCCATGTTCATACCGGCGCTTGTAAAAATTTCGGCGAAGGGCAGTAAAGATGAGTGAAACAAATCGTGATTTTGAACTGGTGGAGGATCTGGGAATAGTGGGGCGCAGCAAGAACGGCGGCTATACGAAGCATTTCATACTGGCAAGATGGGGCAAGCACCCTCCATGTTATGAGCTCAGGACATTCAAAGACGGCGAGCCTCTGAAGCGTACCGGATTGACGCCTGAAGAACTTTCAAACCTTAAAGACATATTGAGCACTATGGACATTTAAGCCGTGAGCAGCCGCTCACGGCGTTGCCGTAGCAAAACCTACATTATATATAAAGGAAACACCGGCGACCGAAAGGTCGCGATAAAACTTGATAAGAGTATTAACTTAGGAGCATATCATGTTTTACAGAGATACGATCGTAGCGGGCAAAACGATAATAAGAACCCTCAAGGCTGTGGCCAGAGTGAATATGGAGACGCAGAAGAGAAGGCCGAAGACCAATCCGACTTCCGAGGCGGTAAGGAAGATTAATTTCAGAAATGCGGTGAAGGTGTTGACTGCGAAACTGAATCATAATTTCAAGCCCGGCGATTATCATCTGGTACTTACATATGCTCGCCCGCTGGCTCCGGCCGAAGCGAAAAAGCAGCTTGAGAAATTCATCAGGAATGTCAGGGGATACTGCAAGAGAAACGGCATCGAATTTAAGTGGGTGGCGGTGACCGAATATGAACACTCAAGGATCCACCATCATCTGGTTATGACAAAGATAGACCTTGATATCATAGATAAGCACTGGAAGCATGGATATGAATATCCTGTGCTGCTGGACGATAGCGGAAATTACTACAGGCTGGCCGAGTACCTGCTCAAGGAGACGGAGAAGACATTCAGAAACGATAACAGCCCGCAGAAAAGAAGATATTCTTGTTCCAGAAACGTGGTGATGCCGGAAGTGAAACGCGAAAGGATAGCCGGCAGGGAAGTATATCAGGATATCCGGGTGCCGAAAGGCTATAGCGTTGATGAAGACACGGTGAGAAAGTACGAACATGCGATTCTGAGAGTGGAGTGTATGGAATATATCATGGTGTGTGACGATGAAAGCTGTAGGCTAAAACGATGGAAGAGAGGACGGGCAGTCACGATCAGAGAATCATACAAGGATTTTGAGAAGCAGATGTCGTTTGACGATCTGGACATTTAACGTGGAGGAGGACTTAAGTGAACAGGGACAGACTCTTGCAGTACAGGCATATTGAATCAGCATTGAAAAATATCAGAAGAGAGATCAAGCGGCTCAGAAGAAGAGCGGAGGAGAGTACCGGAGAGACGATACCTGACGTTGCGAAAGGTTCGTCGCCTGAGTTTCCATATGCCGCAACCAGAATAAAGATTGAGAGCATAGATCACACCAAGCAGGACAGATATCTCAGGCTGCTCACTATCCGTGAAGCTGAGTATGAGGAGATACTGGCAGAGCTTGAAGACTGGCTGAGCGAGATAAAGGATCCGCTGAGGTATGACGTCTTAAGCATGAAGACGAGAAATAACATGACTGACAAGCAGATCGGCGATGAGCTTGGCTATTCCAGATCGAGGATCACGCAGATCATAAACGATTATCTGCAGGAAGATAAAGATTAACACAATTAACATTTCGGATATGCTATAATGATATTGGTCAAAGATGACTTGATGAGAGCAGGGAGAGATCAGCAAGAGCTCCCTGCTTTTATTATATAATTAAATCATATATTCGCTCGGCATAGTATTGCCGGGCTTTTATATTATAGCGAAATGAACAAGTATGAATCACACATCAAACCGTACCTTCTCGAGATAGAGAAGTGGGCGGGCAAAGGAGCGACCGAAAAGGAGATAGCAGGCAAGCTGGGAGTAAGCTACTCGACGCTCAGAAAGCATGTAAATGCAGAGCCTGAGCTTGCTGTGGTACTCAGGAGAGGAAAGAACCACGCGCGGAAAGTGATAGAGAAAGCGCTGGCTCAGGATGAATATGTGAGCAGGCAGCCGGTGCTGCAGTCGCCGGAGCCTGCCACTATATATATTAAAGCCGGAGGAGTGGCAAGGCCGGATCAGAACGGCACCCACCGGGGTGCTTTCGAACGGAACAAGAAGAAGATATATGTTACCCAGACGGTGTGTGGGATATGCGGAAAGCCTGTGGATTTCTCATACAAATATCCGCATCCGCTTTCGCCGTGCATCGACCACATCATTCCGGTTGCGAAAGGCGGACATCCAAGCGATATCAGCAACCTGCAGCTCGCTCACTGGACATGTAACAGACAGAAGTCGGACAAACTGATCGATCGCGGTCAGCTGGCAGCAGGGCATGTTGAAACAATAAGCAACCGCATATTACCGCAATCACTTGACTGGAAAAATTATCGGAGCGGGAAATAAAAGGGGGCATACCTCCCCCGCCGCCCCCGGCTCCGAGGTTCACGCCGTCACTACGAAAAAAAACACACGATGACAAATGCCAAGGAGGAAAAGAAAGTGGCACAATACAAAGGCATCGAATATCTTCGCAGAAAGTTATCCGGAAAAGAAGGCAGGGTGAGACTGCGATATAAATACTACGAGATGAAGAACGCCGTCAGGGATTTCAACATCAGCACGCCGCCGGAGCTGCGCAACTGGAAGTCAGTGCTCGGCTGGTGCGGAAAGGCTGTTGACTCTCTTGCCGACAGGCTGGTTTTCCGCGGATTTGAAGCGGACAATTTCCAGCTGACGGAGATATTCCAGGCGAACAACGCAGACGTGCTCTATGACAGCGCCGTTTTGTCGTCCCTCATATCCTCCTGCTGCTTCGTTTACATCTCGCCCGACGAAGATGGTTATCCGAGGCTTCAGGTAGTGGACGGGGGCAATGCAACAGGGATAATCGACCCCATCACAGGGCTTCTGACAGAGGGGTATGCCGTGCTGGAAAGAGACGACGTCGGCCAGCCTACCATAGAGGCGTATTTTGTTCGGGGGTATACAGCCTATTATAGAAAAGGCGAAAAGAGAGTGCAGATTATAAAGAACGGGGCGCCGGCGCCGCTGTTAGTCCCTATAATCTACAGACCTGACGCCAAAAGGCCGTTCGGACATTCACGCATAAGCAGAGCTTGCATGGATATCATGGGCGGTGCGATGCGCACAGTGAAGCGGTCGGAGATATCGGCGGAGTTCTATTCGTTTCCTCAGAAGTGGCTCGTGGGTACCTCGGAAGACAGAGAGGAAATGGATTCCTGGAAAGCTGCAATGTCGGCCATGATAGAGATCACAAGGGATGAAGATGGAAACGTGCCGTCGTTCGGGCAGTTCACACAGCAGAGCATGACACCACACACGGAGCAGCTCAAAATGTTCGCGGCATTATTTGCAGGAGAAACAGGGCTTACGCTCGATGATCTGGGATTCGTTACAGACAACCCGTCGAGCGCCGAGGCCATAAAGGCGAGTCATGAAAACCTGCGCCTTACGGCCAGAAAAGCACAGAGGACATTCGGAACGGGATTTTTGAACGTGGGGTATCTGGCCGCCTGCCTGAGAGACGATTACCAGTACCGCCGCAGGCAGTTATATCTCACAAAGGCAAAATGGGAGCCCGTGTTCGAGCCGGACGCGGCCATGCTCTCGGCGATCGGCGATGGCGCGCTGAAGCTGAACCAGGCGGTGGAAGGATACATGACCGGAGAAAATCTCAGAGATCTGACAGGAATAGAATCAAAAGGATAATGCGGTGGCATCATGGAAGATATAGCACCAAAGCTGCTTGAAGAAATACAGAGCGATTTTGACCGCGAGGTAAAAAACAGCGCCAAAGTGAAGCGGATCACGGACAAGATAAAAAAGGACATAGCTACATACGAGGACGTGGACGGGTATGCAGTTGAGCTCGGCGAGATACTGTCGAAAGTGTATAGTCGGCATATATCGTCGGAAGTGCTGCCTGACGGGAAGATGTATTATAACATCGCAGAGCGCCTCATATACGGAATGCTGGAATACATATACAGCCTCATTGGTAATGCGGCCGAGCAGGTTCAGGACGCACTGAACAGTGAAGCGGGCATAGGTATCAGGTCAATAAAGGCACCGATGAATGAGGATCGCGCTATGGGTATCGTGAATAAGGTGGTGGCAGCAGAAGTATTCGACGATGTTGCGTTCATGCTGGGAGAGCCAATAGTGAACTTTGCGCAGGCCGTAGTAACGGATAACATCAGATCCAACGTGGACTTTCATGGACAGGCGGGGCTTACCCCTACCGTAACAAGGACGACGGTCGGCGGCTGCTGCGACTGGTGCAGGAGCCTCGCCGGAAAGTATAAATATCCAGATGTCCCGAAAGACGTGTACAGACGGCACAGGTTCTGCCGGTGTCTTGTAACATATGATCCGGGAGACGGCGGGAAAATAGAAAACGTCCATACGAAAAAGGCGCTGACGCCGGAGGAAGAAGAAAGGTTCACAGAAAGAAAGCGTTTAGGGAACTTCAAGTACCAGAACGTAACAGCCGAGTATTTTGGAACAGCGCAGCCGGGAGAAGGGAAGATAACATACCAAGAAGGTCTCAAGGAAAACGACAGCAGAGATGAAATAAACGTGGCGAAGTTTTTACATGATAAATTTGGTGGAGATATAAAATTACTTGTCGATGTAAACGAAGACAAGATAAAGACGCCGGATTATATATGGCGTGATAAATTCTGGGATTTAAAAACGGTTACTACAGAGAAAAGCGCGGACTCCGCCATAAGAAAAGGGTTAAAGCAAATCGCAGAAAACCCGGGAGGAATAATACTTGATTACAGAAACAAGAAAATTTCTATTGAAGCGGCCGAAGATATAATAGACAAAAGAATGAGGCGCAGTGATGCGAAAGAAGTCGATATCATGGTTATTTTGAAAGATAACGAGGTAAGAGTTTACAGATATAAAAAATAGAGGGGTTGCCCCGCCAATATGGGCAGAGGGCGCCCTCTATTTTCCGAGGGACGCCCCCCCGCCAATCGGGGCGGAGGTTCGTCCCTCAAAAATATAATATCAAAAGATGGTTGAAATTGCAAGTGTTTTAAAGGAGGCGGTAATATGGCAAAAGATGATTATGATACGATCGTGTTTAAGGTATTAGTCTACTTATATGCAGTAATGAAGCGGAAGGTAGTGTTTGCGGAAAGCGCTTTTTATCATGCCATAGGCTACGAACACATTGAAGACGGATACTTTGTCGATGTATTACGCCTTATGGAGTCTGAAAATCTGATTAAGAGTATCAGTGTGATAAAGGCGTGGGGAAATGAATATATTTTATCCAGCGATCTGTGCGACATGGAAATAACCGCAAGCGGGATACACTATCTGAAAGAGAACAGGAAGATGAGACAGATCAAAGGTATTTTGGTCGAAAACGTAGATACCATTGCCTCAATTATTACCAAAACGTTATAAGAAGCAGCAAAGGAGCAAGCTATATGGAAGAGAAAATAAAAGAAAAAACAATATTTGCCATAGAGGCGTGCGGGCATGCGCTTATAAATAACGCAGAGAAAATAATAGGAGGATACGAATTCATGACTGATCTGAATATAAGCATTACCATAAACGCTCGCAGCTTGATGCCGACCATAGAAGTACATCAGAAATTCGCCCCGGAAGAATACATCGAAGAAAGACATCATGAAGCGGAAGAGGTAGTTGAGGTTGAAAAATATATTATATGAATCAGGGAGGGCAGGCAATGGCAAAGGATGATTATTACGTAATCGTATATAAAATACTGGCGTATTTATATATGCAGCTGAAAAAGGGAAAGAACATCGATCCGGAGTATCTTATGTATGACGGGCCGTTATTTCAGATAGACAGGAAATACTGGGTATATATCTTCCATAACATGAAGAAGCAGGGATTTATCGACGGGCTGGATAATATCAAGGCTGGAGACGGATATTATCTTAAAAAACAATTCAAGGACTGCGAGATCACTCCGGAGGGGATCGCATATTTATGTGATAACTCTCTTTTAAAAAAAGCGAAACGCTTTTTAAAAGATGTAAAGGAGAACACGCCGTTTATTTAGTGCTTGAGAGACATGAGTAAAGACAGAAAAGGCCGCCAGACACCCACGCAGTCATTCGTTTTACCGTACAAAGACACAAGAGGTCAGGAGGCGATAGACCTATATAACAAAAGCGGCCGGGAAGCTATCCCGTGGCAGGAGCTTCTCATATGTGACATTATGGCGGTCAATGGTGATGGCCTTTGGGTGCATACGAAGTTCGGGTATTCTGTTCCGCGTCGAAACGGAAAAAATGAGATCATCGCCATGCGGGAAATGATAGGTGTTAAAAAGGGCGAGAGGATCCTGCACACTGCCCACAGAACGACAACTACACACAGCGCGTGGGAGCGTCTGTACAATCTGCTGTCAAAGGCGGGAGTGGCGATCATATCATCGTATAGGGCATACGGCAAGGAACACATAGAGGTTGAAGGCGGCGGCATAGTGGAGTTTCGTACAAGGACTTCAAAGGGCGGCCTGGGCGAGGGCTTTGACACTCTCATAATCGATGAGGCGCAGGAGTACCAGGACGACCACGAGGCGGCGCTTAAATACGTCGTGACCGACAGCAGAAATCCTCAGACGATATTCTGCGGGACGCCGCCGACACCTGTGAGCTCCGGAACCGTATTCACAAAGTTAAGGGACAAGGTGCTCGCAGGTGAAGCGGTAAATTCGGGCTGGGCTGAATGGTCGGTGGAAAATGAGACGGATCCGCGCGACAAGGAAAGCTGGTATGAAACGAATCCGTCACTCGGGTATCATCTAACGGAAAGAGCGATACTCGACGAGATAGGAACGGACGATATAGACTTCATGATCCAGCGCCTTGGGTACTGGATCAAATATAATCTCAAATCGGCGATAAGTGAAGCGGAGTGGAATCAGCTTAAGGCATATAAACTGCCGGAGCTGAAAGGAAAGCTCGCGGTGGGGATAAAGTATGGAAAGGATGGTGAAAATGCAGCGTTATCAATCGCGGTCAAAACAACAGACGATAAAGTGCTTGTGGAATCCGTAGACTGCAGACCGACAAGAGCAGGCAACGGATGGATCATAGAATTTCTACGTGCGGCAGATGCACACAAGGTCATAGTCGACGGCGCCAACGGTCAGCAGCTGCTTGTGGCAGATATGAAGGAGGCGAAGTTAAAGACTCCGGTGCTGCCGACGGTAAAAGAGATCATATCAGCCAATGCCATGTTTGAACAGGCGGTATGGTCGGAAAGTATATGCCATATGGGACAGCCGTCGCTCACACAGTCGGTGAGCAACTGCATGAAGCGGTCGATTGGCTCAAACGGCGGGTTCGGCTATAAGTCGATAAAGGAAGGCGTAGAGGTCGCCCTGCTCGACAGCGCGATACTTGCGAACTGGGCAATAAATACGTTTAAGGAAAAGAAAAAACAGAGGATTAGTTATTAAAGTGTGCTGCAATGCAGCGCATTTTTAATATATTTACCGACACCACCGGGTCAAGTGGGAGAAAGGAGACAGTAATGTCGGAAGAATTTAAAGCCATCACTACACAGGAAGAATTTGACGCAGCTATAGGAGAGCGTATCAAAAGGGAAAGGAAGGTCACGGAGGAAAAGTATAAGGGCTGGATGTCGCCTGAAGACGCAGCCAAGAAGTACGAAGGATTCCTTTCGCCTGAAGATGCAGCCAGGAAATATGAAGGCTATATCTCCCCTGAAGAAGCTGCAAAGAAAGACGCCCAGATCAGGAGTTACGAGACCGACTCGGTAAAAACGCGAATTGCTCATGAAACGGGGATTGGTTATGATGCCATAAAGTTCCTGCAGGGGGATGACGAAAAGTCGATAAAGGAATCTGCTGAATCGCTGAAGAAACTGATGGGCACCGGGGCGGGCGCACCGCCGATGTTCTCACAGGAACCTTCGGGAGACGGCAAAAAAGATAAAGAAAGAGAAGCGCTTAAGAAAGTGCTCTCTGATATGAAAGGAGAATAGCAATGGGCAACATTTTAAGTAAAGGAAGCTTATTCCCGGCAGAATTGACAAGAACCATGTTCAATAAAGTAAAGGGAAGATCCTCTCTGGCGAAGCTGTCGGCAGCGGAGCCGATACCGTTCAACGGCACTACGGAGTTCATATTTTCCATGGACAAGGAAGTGGATATCGTGGCCGAAAACGGCAAGAAGACAAACGGCGGAGTTACCATCGATCCGGTAACGATAGTGCCGATAAAGTTCGAGTACGGCACACGTGTGTCTGATGAGTTTATGACCGCAGCCGAAGAGATACAGCTCGAATACCTTGCATCGTTTGCGGACGGATTTTCCAAGAAGATCGCAAGAGGTATAGATATCGCGGCCATGCACGGCCTCAACCCGAGGACAGGAACCGCATCCACGGTCGTAGGCACGAACCATTTCGACGCCAAGGTAACGGAGGAAGTCCTGTATGTATCCACCGATCCGGATACCAACGTGGACGACGCGGTAACGGCGATACAGGCGGCCGACGGCGACGTGAACGGACTTGCGATGAGCACAGCGTTTGCATCTGCGCTTTCCAAGATGAAAGCAAATGGCGTGAGGCTTTATCCGGATCTTGCGTGGGGCGGAAATCCGGGAAGCATAAACGGTCTGAATGCCGACGTAAACAATACCGTTGCATTCGGAACGTCCACGACCGATATGGCCATAGTGGGAGATTTCCAGAACGCTTTCAAGTGGGGATATGCGAAGGAAATACCGATTGAGGTGATACCTTACGGCGATCCGGACAATTCAGGGCAGGATCTTAAAGGATACAACCAGGTATACCTCAGAGGCGAGGCGTATGTAGGCTGGGGAATCCTCGTGCCTACGGCATTTGCAAGGATAGTATCCGAACTGACGGAATAGGACACGGAATAGCATATGGGAGGCGGCACACGCCGCCTTCTACCATAAAAGGAGATAGATATGGGTAATTTTGCCGAGATCGAAGATATCGAAAAACTGTGGCGGCCGCTTACCGCAGAAGAAAAGGAACGCGCGGAAAGTCTTCTTCCGGTCATCTGCGACAGCCTGAGAAATGAAGCGGACAAGGTGGGGAAAAACCTCGATCAGATGATCGTGGATAAGCCTTATCTTTCAAACGTGGCCAAATCGGTGACTGTCGATGTCGTGGCAAGAACACTCATGACATCGACCGACACAGAGCCGATGACGCAGATGAGTCAGTCAGCACTCGGGTATTCCGTCTCGGGAACATATCTGGTGCCGGGCGGAGGACTTTTTATCAAAAAATCGGAGCTCGCAAGGCTCGGCCTGAGACGGCAGAAGATGGGAGTGATAGATCTATGGGATGGCTCAAGGGAATAACGGTTACTCTTTACGAAAAGACGGAGACCGGAAAAGATGCACTCGGAGATCCTATATATACAGAGACTCCTGTCGAGGTGGAAAATGTTCTCGTGGCTCCGGCGTCCACATCGGACGTCACGGATGATACGAACATCGACGGCCGCAAGCTGGTATATACCATGGCGATTCCCAAAGGCGATACACACGTTTGGGAAAATCGCAAGGTGAGGTTTTTCGGAAGAGAGTGGCGTACATCCGGGTGCCCGCAGGAAGGCATAGAGGATCTCGTGCCGCTCAGCTGGAACAAAAAGGTGCAGGTGGAAAGCTATGAGTAGGAAAGTAAAATTCGAGTTGAACAGAGCCGGTGTAAGGGAGCTCATGAAGTCCGACGCCATGAAAGGCATATGCGAAGACTACGCCAACAGAGCAAAGCAGAGGCTCGGCGACGGATACGAGGTCGATTCCTACGTGGGAACAAACAGGGCGAACGCCATGGTATACGCAACGTGGTATCAGACAAAAAAGGAAAATTCGGACAATAATGTTATATTAAAGGCATTGAGGTAATGATAGAGAAGATAATAAAAGACTATCTCGATGAGCAACTGTCGGTACCGGTATATTACGAGGTGCCGGACGATGCGCCGCAAAGATATGTAACTCTCGAAAAGACCGGAAGCGGGAAAAGCAACCATATAAACAATGCGACGTTCGCTATTCAGTCGTGGGCGGAGAGCACATACGAGGCGGCGGAGCTCAACGAGCTTGTAAAAGAAGCGATGGACGATATAGTGGTTTTGGATGAAATTTCAAGGTCTGCTTTAAACAGCGACTATAATTTCACAGACGTTACAACCAAGAGACACAGATACCAGGCAGTATATGACCTGGTTTTTTATTGATGGAGGTATAGATTATGAGTGATGTTGCCAAGGTTTCAACAGGCAAACCCAAGGTAGGAGGAGCGGTCAGCGTGGCTCCGCTGGCAACGGCGCTGCCAACAGATCCGACCACCGAACTCAATGAAGCTTTTGCTTCGCTGGGATACATATCGGAAGACGGACTCACAAATGAAAACGCTCCCGAATCGGAGGAAACTAAAGCATGGGGAGGAGATGTGGTTCTTACCAGCCAGACGGAGAAAAGCGATACATTCAGCTTTACGCTTATAGAATCGCTCAACATAGAGGTCCTCAAAGCAGTATACGGAGATGACAACGTGACCGAAGAGACAAGCCCGTCAAGTTTCATAGCCGTAAAGGTAAATACGAGCGAAGCTGAAGAAAAGGCCTGGGTCGTGGATATGATTATGAAGGGCGGAAAGAAAAAGAGGATAGTGATACCGGACGGAAAGATAACGGACATGGGCGAGATCGCATACAATGATTCGGATCCGGTAGGATATGAGATCACGGTAACGGCATTTCCTGATTCCAGTGGAAATACGCATTACGAGTATATAGCATAGGAGGGCGCATGAAAGGAGAAACATCAAAGGGATTCAAATTCGAGATCGATGATAAAAATCTCGATAACATGGAACTGGTAGACTGCATAGCAGGTGTGGAAGATAACCCGCTGCTCCTTCCAAAGGTTTGCGATATGCTCTTGGGAAAGGAGCAGAAAAAGCGGCTGTACGATCACTACAGAGCAGAAGACGGGAGAGTTCCCATAGAGGAAGTGTCCGGTGCACTGGAGGAAATTTTCAATATATCCGATGAATCAAAAAACTCATAACCCTCGCCAACATGATAAAACTCGATAAAAACGCTTTGATATGTGATCTTGCAGAAACATATCAGGTGTATGACTACAGGTCGCTTCCGGCAAGAACGGCAGCGGCTTTTTCGGTTGGTCTGAGGGATGATTCGAGGATAAGAAGAAAAATAAGCGGAGAAACAGTTCCGAGAGAACTGATCATTCAGGCGGCGGTCGCTGACAGGCTGGGGCTTATATGCTACTACCTGACAGGAAAGAAGGAGGCGGCAAAGCCGCTGTTTGTGGAAGCCCTTTTCGGAAAATCTCCAGAGGATGGTGAAAGCAAATCCGATGTAGTGGCGTTCGTAACGCCGGAAGAATTTGATACTGCGTGGAAAGGAGGTGACGCTGATGGCAACTGAATTAGGACGGGCGTATGTGCAGATAATGCCGTCCGCAAAGGGAATAAAAGGATCCATACAAAACGCTATAGGCGGAGAAGCGAGCGTCGCCGGGCAAAAAGCAGGTTCTACCATAGGCGGAAAGATCAAAGGCGCCCTGATAGCCGCAGGTATAGGCGAAGCGCTGAAGTATGCGATCCTCGAAGGTGCGGCACTCGAACAGAGCATTGGCGGCATCGAAACGCTTTTTAAAAACAGTGCGTCCACGATAGAACAGTATGCGGTGAATGCGTGGAAGACGGCGGGAATTTCCGCAAACAACTATATGGAAACTGCCACGAGCTTCGCAGCGTCTCTCTTGCAATCGCTTTCGGGAGATACCCAGAAAGCGGCAGAATATACGGATATGGCCATAAGAGACATGTCCGATAACGCCAACAAAATGGGTACGGACATGCAGTCTATCCAGTGGGCATACCAGGGGTTTGCAAAGCAGAATTATGAAATGCTCGACAACCTCAAACTGGGATACGGCGGAACGAAAGAAGAGATGGAGAGACTGCTGGCAGATGCGGAAAAGCTTTCCGGAAAAGAATATGATATATCCAATCTCGCCGATGTTTACGAAGCGATCCACCTCGTTCAGCAGGAACTCGGGATAACGGGAACAACGGCGCAGGAAGCAGAATCGACACTGACAGGATCATTCAACTCGATGAAAGCTGCGGCGCAGAATTTTATGGGAGAGCTGGTTCTCGGAGGAGAACTTCAATCGGTGAATGATTCAATGAAGACTCTGGTGGAGTCTGCGTCGACATTTCTTTTCAATAACTTGATGCCGGCCATCGGGAACATAATAATGTCGCTTCCGGGAGCGATAGGCACATTTCTCGTTACGGCGATACCGCAGATCGCCATGCAAGCCGGAAAACTGATACAGGGTCTTACGCAGGGGATAAACGAAGGAGTTCCGCAGTTCGCCGCGACATTCCCGAAGCTGATCAGTAGCTGGTTGGGAAAAATGAGCGAATCGATGCCGACGATCTTAAGCAAGGGCGCAGAACTGATATTAAATTTGGGGAAGGCCATCATCCAGGCGATACCGCAGCTCCTGACCATGATCGGACAGCTGTGTACAAGGCTCGGAGAATGGTTCAGCCAGAATGCAGGAACGCTTGCATCGAAAGTCGGTGAGATGGTCGGGAAAATGGCTGTGTACATAGTGCAGCACATACCTGATATAATAATGAGCTTCGGCCAGATGGCTGCTGGAATAGGGAGAGTATTAGCACAGCTTCCTAAAATCCTGTTTAACATTGCAAAGAATGCAATCACATCATTCTTAAGTGCTATTGTGCCGGACAGTGTAAAGAGGAAGTTTAACCAGGTAAAGGATGCTGTCACAAAGCCTATAGAGGCTGCGCGTGACGCCATAAAGAAAGCTATCGACAAGATAAAGTCATTTTTCAATATTACTCTTAAATTCAAAGGCATAAAAATGCCGCATATTAGTGTAAGTTGGAAAAAAACCGGTGCGCTGGCAAAAGCAGCACAGTTCATCGGGCTTGATGGCATACCAAGCTTTTCAGTTTCATGGTATAAAACAGGAGGCATATTTGGCGATCCGTCTATAATAGGTGTTGGCGAAGCCGGACCTGAAGCGGTCGTGCCGCTCGATAAACTGTGGGATAAATTCGATCAGATGACAGAAGCTATCATAGCGGCATCGGGAAGCGGAGTTATCAATCAGGAGATAAATATCAACCAGCCGGTATCCACACCTATCGAGACAGCCAGAGCCATAAAGAAACAGATGGAATTCGGATTGGCAGGTGGATGATATGGCGGATAAAACAGTATTGATAAAGGCAGTCCGAAGCGACGGTCAGGTTTTCGATTATCATGATGATGATTGGGGAGTCATATCGCTTGAAGGCGTGGATTTTCCGGTCATTGAAATTTTTAAATCAAACCGCGGTTACGGGAACGGGTCGATTATCACCGGCAAAAGGAAGCAGTCAAGGCAGATCGATATAAAAGCCCAGGAACAGAATAAGCTGAAAAACGCTGAGGATAGAGCGCGGGCTATAGGTTTTCACAACAGCAACTACACGTTCGATCTGTACATAACGTACATGGGAGTAACGCGTATCGCAAAGGATTGTCAGCTCGAAGCAGCGTCGCTTCCGAACGACAATGTGTGGAAACGCCTGAATCTGACGGTATCGTATTTACATCCGGAATCAGATTTGCTTGGAGAAAACAGCGAGTCTACGAACTTCACTGATGCAGATCCGTTATGGCATGTTACGAGAGCTTATGCCCCGAGCGGCGGAACGTTGGCCTTTGGGGTCATCAATCACACCACAAGCAAGGTAATAAATTATCTGGGCTCGGAAGACACGTACATACATGTAAGCGTGGAAGCGACCGGTCTGGTGGAAGGTATGAACA